GTAAAGGCTCCCCCCCCCCAACGCTGACAAAAAAGAACCCTCACGGTTTGCACTGTGAGGGCTAACCACCGAAGTGGAAGGAGACAACAACCTCAAGGAGGAGGCTTTATTATGCACCAACACCTGTTAGACAATTTAGAGTACACTTCGCAACATGACAACACAACACACTAACATGAACGCCGACGACATCCAGTTCGGCGGCACACACTACAAAGACCTCGCCGTCCAACCCTGGCATGTGATGGAGGGGGTTCTGACGCGGGATGAATTCATCGGTTTCCTCAAGGGCAACATGATCAAATACGCCATGCGCCAGGGGCGCAAGGACAGCCCGGACGTGGACAAGTACCACCACTACGCGATGAAGCTACAGGAGACCCTCAGTGGCAACTAACGTCGTCCCTTGGAGTTTTTCGAGTTTGAAAGCGTTTGAAACTTGCCCTCGCCGTTTTAAGCTAACCCGGTTAGATAAGCTGGTGTCCGAGCCGCCGACCGAGGCTACCATCTGGGGCAACCTCGTGCACAAGGAGCTTGAGCTGGCGACGCTGGGCGAGAAGGTACTAGGAGAAAAGTTCCGCAAGTACCAGCCTGTTGTAGACCGCCTGCGTGCCAAGCCCGGCAAGCGACTCGTAGAGTACAAGTTCGGGCTGACCAAAGCGTTGAAGCCCACCGAGTTCTTCGCCAAAGACGTTTGGGTACGCGGCGTGATCGACTATGCGTTAGTGCAACCCAAGCTCGCGGTTATCCTGGATCACAAAACTGGCAAGCCAAAGGTTGACCACGATCAATTAAAGCTGTTCGCGGGTGTGGCATTCTCTGCTTTCCCCTACGTCGAAAAGGTCAGAACAGGCTACCTCTGGCTGGCGTACAACAAGACAGACACCAAGGACTTTACCAAGGATGATCTGCCTGAAATCTGGGGAGACTTTGGAACGCGGGTCCAGCGTATGGAACATGCTTTCAAGACTAGCGACTTTCCACCTAAACCTTCGGGTCTTTGTAAAAGTTGGTGCCCAACTGGTCGAAAACTCTGTGAATTCTGTGGAAAGGAATAGTAAATTGTACGATGAACTTAGCAATGACGTCCTGTGTGCGTACGCCATGGGCGACGAGAACGCGACCGAGTTAGAAATTGAGTTAGCGCAGCGGCTGAACGCTGCAATAACCGAGATCGGAATCTTGGTCAAGGACTTGGCCTCCGTCATGGCGGAGCAGTTCCGGAGGGAAGCCAGTGGCGCTGACACCCGAATCACGGATTAAAAAATCCATTAAGGACTACCTCAACAAGCTTGGGGTATGGCACTTCAGCCCTCCGGCAAACGGGTTTGGCCGTAGCGGCATCCCGGACTTGATCTGCTGCCACCAAGGGGCGTTCATTGGCATTGAGGTCAAGGCCCCCGGCAAGATCAAGAACACTACCACCATGCAGGACCGCGAGATCGAGGGGATCAACGCTGCGGGTGGCACCGCCCTCGTCGTGGACGACGTGGCACAGATCAAACACATTTTCGAGAGGAACTGACATGGCACGAGACTACAAGCAAGAATGGGCCAATGCCAAGGCCCGTGGTGAGGGCGAGGACAACGCCACCCGGCACCGTGCCCGCTACGCCATGGAGAAGGCAGGCAAGGTGGCCCCCAAGGACGGCAAGGACGTTGGTCACAAGACCGCAGTCAGCAAGGGCGGCTCCAACGCCCCCAGCAACCTGTCCGTACAGAGCAAGTCCGACAACCGCAGCTTCAGCCGCAACGCTGACGGCTCCATGAAGTCGGAGACATCCAAGAAGGAGCGCAAAAAATGACCCGCCCCACCCTGTCACTCCCGGTCACGCGCTGGGAGATCGCAGAGACCCGAGCGGCCAACCAGTTGCTCAAGGAACACCGGCTCATGGTCAAGCCCATGGAACGCCTGGCCCGCACGGTAGCCGCCTACCTCAAAGACATTCACTTACCCCAAAGGAGCAAACAACATGATTGAAGACTTTTTACGCCTTGACGAGATTTCGGAGGACTACTTCTCGTTGCAACCGCACATCGCCCGCCGCAAGGCCGCACTTGGCACACTGCCGATCCCAGCGTTCCGGCTGAACAACACCCGCAAGGGGCCGCTGTACGTGACCAAGGAAGCACTCGAAGCCTACGTCCAATCCCGCATCGAGGGGGCTGGTAAACTGCACCGGCAGATGTCACTCTGCTGATCTCCGGTGTGACAATAGTGCGTACCGACCGCGTTTCTCATTGGGAAACGGTGAAACCTATAATTTGATTGCAGGTTTTGTCGCTAATTGTTGTTTCTGGTACTAATCGTTTCATATCAACAGCTTAGGTAACTTTAGTGATGTAGTGGGTGGTCACGAAAAGACTTAATTTGTTGTAAAAAGCCGCGTTCGGTGTGACAATCAGTGTGACACAACCAACCTGTCACACCACCATGCCAACAATCAGAGAACGAAACGGTAAATTCCAGTCCCAAGTGCGTATCAAAGTCGATGGCACCATTGTCTATCAGGAGAGCCAAACTTTTAAGACCCGCCCGCAAGCCATGCTGTGGGGTCTGACCCTGGAGAAGAAGATCGAGGACGAGGGCGGCTGGGCTGCCAGGAAGCAAGGACGGGTCACCGTGGGCAAGCTGCTCGACGCCCACCTCGCGTACCTGGAGAAGATGGACAAACCCACACTGGCCTACGCCGGGCGCGTCAAGAACCTGAAAGACCCCGAGATCAACCCGCTGGGGGAGATGCAAGTGGCCAAGGTCACCTCCTCGCACATCGTGTCCTGGGCGTCTGACTTCTCCGAGGGGCGGGCACCCGCCACGGTCCTCAACCACCTGATGGCACTCAGCGCGGCGTACCGCTCCGGCCCCCTGGCGCACCACATCAACACCGACGTCGGAATCGTGGCCAACGCCATCAGCTACCTCAAGCAGCACGGGGTTGCCGGGGTCAGCACCTGCCGGGACCGCCGCGTGACCGACGAGGAGATCGCCAAGATTGCCGACCGGCACGAGGGCCTGTTCGACGTGACGATACCGCTACGGGACGTTATGCAACTACTTGTGGCACTGCCACGCAGAAGGAGCGAAATCATGACGATCAAATGGGAAGACTACGACGCTGAGAAAGGCACCTTGTCCCTGTGGGACACCAAGCACCCTACCAAGGTGCGTCACGAGGTCATCCCGGTGCCCGACACCGCGCAAGCGATACTGGCCCGGCTACCACGCAAAGATGCGCGTATCATGCCTTACAACAAGGGGTCGGTTACCGACGCTTTCAGCCGGGGCGCTGCCGCCATGGGGATCGAGGATGTGCACTTGCATGACTTGCGCCACGAGGGCATCAGCCGCCTGTTCGAGCGCGGGCTCAACATCCCCGAGGTGGCACTGATCTCTGGCCACCTGAGCTGGAACACCCTGAAGCGATACACCCACATCAAGCCACAAACCGTACTGGACAAATTAAATGATCATCAGCAAAAAGCACAAAAAACTGGTGCTTAACCTGCGCGACCCCGAGCGCATCACAACGATCATCCCGTCGGCCAGAGCCATGCAATACAAGGGCAAGACCCTGGTGGCCATCCCGCACAAGATCGACGAGACGAGAGTCCTGCGCAACCTGGGCATCGACGCCCCAGCACCCATGGGCTACTACTACGACTGGCCTGGGCGGTACAAGCCGTTCATCCACCAGAAGACCACCTCGGAGTTCCTGACGCTCAACACACGGGCCTTCGTATTAAATGGTATGGGGTCGGGGAAAACGGTCAGCGTCCTGTGGGCCTTCGACTACCTGAAGAAACTCGGTCTGGTCAAGCGCATGTTGGTCATCAGCCCCCTGTCCACCCTTGAGCGGGCCTGGGGTGACGAGATTTTCAGGCACTTTCCCGAGCTGACGTTCGCGGTGCTGCACGGTGACCGGGCCAAGCGGCACCAGTTGCTGGCCACCGACTTTGACATCTACATCATCAACCATGACGGGTTCAAGAACGACCAGACCGTCAAGCTGCTCAACGCCAGGGAGGGCCTGGACTTGGTGGTGATCGACGAGGTGGCCAGCTTCCGCAACAGCTCCACCGACCGCTGGAAAGCCCTGAACGCCCTGGTCAACGGCAGCAAGAAACTCGGCACCAAGAACAAAGAGTGGGTCTGGGGCCTGACCGGCACGCCGATACCCAACGCCCCCACGGACGCCTGGGCACAGGTCAAGCTCATCAACCCCACCAACGCGCCGGGCTACTTCGGGCAGTTCAGGGACACCGTGATGAAACAGGCCGGGCCATTCGGCTGGACCATGCGCGAGTCGGCACTGGACACGGTGAAAGCCGCCATGCAACCTGCGGTGCGCTTCAGCCGCGAGGAATGTGTGGACCTGCCACCAACCACCTTCGTCACCCGGCAGACCACGCTGACCCCGGAGCAGAAGCGGGCCTTCGATGAGATGCTCAAAAAGCTCAAGACCGAGTGCGAGGGCGGACAGGTCACAGCCATCAACGAGGCGGTCAAGCTCGGGAAATTGCTTCAGATTTGTTTGGGCGTTGCCTATGGTACGGACGGGCAGGTCATTTTCCCGAACGGCCCACGAGTCGAGTTGATACGAGAAATCATTGAGGAGTCCGAGGGAAAAGTGCTGGTGTTCGTGCCGTTCACAGGGGCACTTAACAGTCTAGCGACCGAGCTGCGCAAGGACTTCACAGTGGAGGTTGTGCAGGGCGGCACTTCCAAAAACGAACGGGACCGCATATTTAAGGAGTTCCAGAACAGCGACAAAACAAAAGTCATAGTAGCAAACCCCGGTACGCTCCAACATGGCTTGACACTAACACGAGCTAACACGATAATTTGGGCGAGTCCTACCCATTCACACGAAGCCTGGGAACAGGCTAACGCAAGGGTGACACGACCGGGGCAGAAGTTGAACACCCTGATTGTCAGCATCCAAGCCACGGCTGTGGAAGAAAGGATTTACGCCCGCCTCAAAACAAAGGGGAAGGTCCAAGGAAGTTTACTGGAGCTTATCAATGAAAAAGGTACGAAGTAGTCACAACGGGGCCGATCTAATCGGACAGAGGTTCACTAGGTTGACGGTACTGGCCCGACTGCCGAACAACAAGAACAACAACCGACGATGGGAATGCCTATGCGACTGCGGCAACAAATCTGCGGTTATATCCACGCAGCTACTGTCTGGGCATACGAAAAGCTGTGGGTGCTACGGGCTGGAAAGGATCACCAAGCACGGAATGCACAA